TATGGTTGGTACTGTAATATCGGAAGATTGTTTCTTAAACTGGGCTAAGGAGAGTTCGGCGTGGAAGACGCTATGGTTTGAGATATGGGATGACGATGAAAAGAGTATATGGCCAGAGAGATTCCCCGCGAAAAGAATTATTAGTATCAAGTCGGAGTATGAATCTGTTGGGAACCTAAATGGGTTTTATCAGGAGTATATGAATATAGCACAGAGTCCAGATAATGCTCCATTTAAACCTGAATACATAAAAGTACATTCTTATGACTATGAGAATATTGATGGTCAAAATTGCTTAGTAAAGGAAAGGGGAGATGAAAAAGAAATTAAACCTGTTGAAATCTACGCTGGAGTGGACCCTGCTAGTTCTCTATCTATCAGGGCTGATTATTTTGTCATTGCTGTCATTGCTGTTGACAGCGATAATAATAAGTATATTATTGACATATATCGCCGTAGATTGGACCCTGCGTACCAGCCTGACAAAATTATCGAATACTTTGAAAAGTATCACCCGAAGAAAATGAAAATTGAAACTGTGGCATACCAGGAAGCGTTACGCAGTTCTGTAAAGAAACTTATGCTTGAAAAGAACATATATATCCCAGGCCTAGAATCTGGGGTAAAGCCGAGAACTAGGAAATCAGAAAGATTACTTTCTCTGGTTCCAATGTTAGCTAAGGGTGAGTTTTTCTTCAGGCCGCAGGATATCACTGCTCAACAGGAATTTTTGTCATATCCTAAGGGACGGCATGATGATATCTTAGATGCAATTTGGACAGCACTTGAAAAGTATGTTCCTTGTAGGTTGAAAACACTGGATGGAAAAAAGAAGAAGCGAGCAGGAAGAAAAATTCTTGATTGGATGGTACAATAATGGCTAAGAAAGTAGTAGAAGAAATACTAGAAATCTGGAAAACGTATTCATTGAAAAGAGATACCTGGGCAACTCATGCTCAGGAAGACAGAGAATTTAGGTTCGGAAAGCAATGGACTGAAGAGCAGCGCACTCAGCTTGAAGAGCGTGGCCAAGCAGCTATAGTTGTAAATAGGATACATCCTGCTGTAGAAGCTGCAAAGGCTATGCTTACAAGTAACAAGCCTAGTTTTAGGGTTTCTCCCAGAGAGGACAGTGATAATAAGGTGGCACAGACTATTAATGGTCTATTGGAATATATCTGGCATATATCGGATGGTGATCAAGTACTGCGAAATGTAGTAGATGATTATTACGTAACTGGTATGGGATGTATGTTAGTATATGAGGACTCATCAGCGGACATGGGGAAGGGCGAGATTATGATTACAGATATAGACCCTCTTAATGTCTACATAGACCCGAATAGTCGCAATCGTTCGTGTAGTGATGCTGAGAATATCATCATCTCTCGTTTGTTTACAAAAGACCAGGCAAAGACTCTGTATCCCATGTATAAAAAGGCTATTTCTAATGCAGCGTCTGATAACTTTTCTACTGATAGACCAACAACAACTAGGAAAGGCGATAATGAGGTTATATTCCCAGAAGATACAGAAACTTCTACTATGTTTACTTTTGGAAGTGGAGATGAGTATATACGTGGTTATGAGCGATATCATAAGATTAAAGAGAATATGTTTCGCATATTTGAGACGTGGGGTGGTCGAGAGGATTTGCTTGATGAAAATGCTTATTATGAGTATGTTGCCACGCCTGTATGGAGGGTTAATGGTCAGATAATTTCTGACCCAATGATGGCAAAGCAAGTTATTGATCAATTGAATCAGCAATTCCAACAGCAAGGAATGCAGGCAAGGCAAATGGCACAGGCTGGCCAACAAGCGCCAATGCCAGAGAAACCACAGGTAGAAGAGCTAACGCATTCAGATTTAATTGAAAGTGGTGAGATTGAGCAGGTTGAGATATCTACTACGAGAGTTAAGATGGAAGTAGTAATGGGTGACAAACTTTTATTTGAGCGGATTCTTCCAACAGAGAATTATCCCGTTGTATTCTTTATGAACATGCATACTCGGACTCCATTCCCAGTAAGTGATGTTAGAATGGTAAAGGGAGTGCAGGAGTATATAAATAAAACACGATCTCTTATTATTGCGCATGCTACAACATCTACTAACTTAAAAGTATTGCTTCCAGCGGGCTCAGTAGATATAGGAGAGTTTGAACAGAAATGGGCACAACCAGGGGTTGCCATTGAGGTTGATTTTGACATGGGTACTCCAATAGTAGCACAACCAGCACCACTTCCAAACGAGTTGTATCAGAATGAGAATACGGCAAAACAAGATATAGATCATCAACTTGGTCTATATGAGATGATGATGGGTAACTCACAGGTAGCTCCGCATACGTATAAGGCAACAGTAAGTTTAGATGAGTTTGGTCAGAGAAAAATAAAGAGTAAGCTAGCGGATATAGAATATGGATTGAAGCAGGTTGCTCTTACTACTATAGATTTTATGCAAGAACTCTACAAAGAAGAAAAGGTTATAAGATTATTAAAACCTAATAATTCTATGAGTGAATATATGATTAATAAGAAAATGTACGATGATAAGGGTGATATCAAAGTTATTAATGACATAAGTGTCGGGAAATACGATGTAGTTGTAGTAACTGGTTCTACATTACCTACAAACAGATATGCCCAACTTGAGCTATATATGGATGCCTATAAGAACGGAATAATAGATAAGCAAGAAGTTCTAAAGAAGACAGAAGTCTTCGATATTGAAGGTGTCTTGCAGCGTACAGATGCTATAGCACAGCTTCAGCAACAGTTACAATCTGCAACAGAAACTGTTAAGAAGCTGCAGGGTGACCTACAGACTCGTGAGCGAGAAGTATATCATGCTAAGCAAAAAGCAGAAATTGAAAAATTCAAAGGCGATTTAGATTCGACCTCTACCAAAGCGAGAGCAGCAGGAACGATCTTTGAGAAGCGCCTTGATGACGCACTAGGACAAGTACAGAAGGAAGTCCGTGAGGCTTCCTCTAAAGAACAAAAAACGGGCTCAACCTCTTCACGTTCTAGGAAGGGCAGTCCGAAAGGCAGGTAAACGATGGATGAAAATAGAACAGTAGATACCCCCAAAGAGGATTCTATTGTAGACGATGTAATCTTCGGAACACGGGATGCCTCTGAATTAACAGAAGATAGCCCGTTTACACAACCGGAAGAACAAACGGCTGTCACGGAAACTCCAAGTCAACCACGCGATGAGCAGGGTAGATTTGCTATTTCCGATGACTTACCCGAGGAACCAGCAGAAGCAACTCAAGGCCAAGAGCCGCCACTTGATAATGAACAAGTTCGATATCAATACTGGCAGTCTGAGGCTGACAAGCGTAATAATGAACTTGAACAAATGAAGCAAACGAATAATATGCTTCAAGGTCAGGTTAATACGCTTATTGAAAGAACTGCATCTCCTGAAAAAGGAAGACCCGCAGAAGAAGAGGAAGCTTTTGAGTTCCCACCTCCGCCGGAAAAGCCGCAGAAACCAGCGCGCTACAGCAGATCAGAAGGCTATGAAGACCCGAGTTCGGAGTCTGGCATATACCTTGATTCTGTTGATGACTGGAGAGATAATATGGATGAATATAGTCGCCTTAGAGGTGAGTACGATCGAGAAATGGTTACCTATGAACGGCAACAGATTTCTGAAGAACGTAATCGCGAAAAGGAAGCTATGCAGCAAAATGCTAGGCAGCAGGAGCAAGTGGATGGTATCCGCGAGTCCCTTCGTAGTCAGTATAATGCTGATGATGCTTCTATAAACGACTTTATTAAAGTAATGTCTTCCCCAGATTCGCTAACTGTGGATAATCTTTGGAAATTATACTCCCTTGATAAAGGGACTGGGACTAATGCTCCTAAACCGAGCTCTGCTTTTCAGCAGACTCGTAGGGCGCAACAAATTCCTAGTCCAATGGGAGTGGTATCCGGTGTAAATCGGCAGACTGATAAGACTGCTGAGGACCGGATAATGGATGAGCTTATTGGTGATTTCGATAAGCAAAATCCGTGGTAAAATAAATAGTTAAGGAGGTTTAACTATGGCTGATCAATTCAGTACCTCTGCTGGCTTAGCATTATCGTCATCAGTAGGTATAAATGATAGTCGCCGAATGTTTAATTTCGGTGAGAGAATAGCCGAGCTTGCACCACAGCAGTCTCCTTTTTTCACTTACCTATCCAAAGTTTCGAAGAAGTCAACGGATGATCCTGTTTTCAAGTTTCTTGAACAGCGTCATCAATGGCAACGACGGAATTTTGATGTAGTAGACGCAGTCTCAGACGCAACATACGCACTTGCAGGTGCTATGAGTATAGCTGTTGATTGTGGATACGACAAGTATGGTAGAGTCACAGCTGGTCAACAGCCATTATTTCTTATTCCAGGGCAAGTAATTGCTATACAGAGTAAGGACGATGGTGTGTTACGTTTTAAGATAACAACTGTGAATCTGACTGACGATTCAAGTGAAGCTAATCTCGTTGTTTCGGCTTTAAAAGCTGGAGAATATGAGTTTGAAGCTGATGCTAAAGGTCAAGTGATTGGAAGTGCTTGGGCTGAAGGGTCTACTGATCCTGATGGCTGGGCAGACAAGCTGTACGATAGAGAGGGATATGTCCAGATTTTTAAGACAGCAATTCCTCTTTATTCTGGTACATCCTTAGCTACAAAGTATCGTGGCAAGTCCAACGAATACAAACGTGTATGGCAAGAAAAGCTTATGGAACACAAGATGGACCTTGAAGAGGCTTTTCTAATGGGTGTTGGTGCCGCAGACGCTGATGAAACATCAGGAGCTGATGGCCCTATCCGATATACATGGGGTATTCTACCTTACACAGAATCATATGGTAAAATTTATAACTTTACCTATGCTAGTTCTGGGTATGACGCGTTTCTGGATGCGATGGAAGATTTCTTCGCACCTGAAAGCGGGAATTCAGGAAACAAACTTGTTCTATGCTCAAGAAAGATTCTTTCTTACTTGAACAAAATGGGCTCGGGTAGTTTCATGAATAATACAGTTGGTGCTTCCCAGTACAGACTAGATGTGGCAAATATCCCAGGTAAGTTTGGGCATGATGTTACAATAGTTGATACTATTTTCGGAAAATTGCACTTCGTATCTGATCCACTTCTTCGTGGAATGTGGGAAGATTATGCTATGGCAATTGACATGAAAAATGTAGCTTATCGGCCGTTAGTTGGTAATGGAGTGTCTCGTGATACTCACATTATTACTAATGTACAAGAGAATAATCGTGATGGTCGGAAAGACATGATCTTGACCGAAGCTGGTCTTGAAATTAGTCTTCCCGAAACTCATGCTATCTTGAAGTTTAGTTAGGAGATAGTTATGGCTTGGACTAAATCAAAAGCTGGTGGGTTTACTAAATACACTCAAACTCTTGCAGGTGATGCTAGTGATACTATCACCTTAGCAGGAGCTGGGGCATTAGTGCTTACAGTAGAGGATGTCTTTATTTCTACTGCAGGAACTGATGGCGTGTATACTCAACTGCTTGAATCGGCAGCGGCACAAGAAGTTGCAATTCCTAAGGGAGCTCATCTTTTGAAACTTGAGGATGACTCTGGTGGTGGAGTTGTTACTGTTTATGTAACAGGCGTTGCTGTTGGTCAATATACCACAACATTTGGTGGT